GGCGACATTGCCTTCCGGCCTGAGACGTGGGCGGCGGTGCTCCGGGTGCTCAAGCCGGGGGCGCATCTCGTCGCCTTCGGAGCGCCGAAGAACTACCACCGCCTCGCCTGCGCGGTCGAGGACGCCGGTTTCGAGATCCGCGATTCGCTGATGTGGCTGTTCGGGTCGGGGTTCCCGAAGTCGCACAACGTCCAGCAGGGGATCAACAAAGCCGCAGCAGGATTCCCGCAGGGTGGCCCTGATCCGCGCAGCCCAAACCACGGGAAGTTCAAAAGCGGCTCGTCAGAGGAGAACCCGGACGGTCGCGGTTTCGGGGCTGGCGCTGCGGGTTTCATGGAAGAGATGGGCGAAGGCCGTGGCGGCGACGAAGGCCCGTGGCAGGGCTGGGGCACCGCGCTCAAGCCCGCCTTCGAGCCGATCATCCTCGCCCGGAAGCCCCTGATCGGCACGGTCGCGCAGAACGTGATGAAGCACGGAACGGGCGCGATCAACATCGACGCGACGCGGGTCGAGGGTGAAGGTGGCGCGGAGCGCGTCGGTGAGCCGTCGCAAGATCGCCGCTATGCCGATCGCGGCGCGACCAACTTTGCTCCCCTCCCCGGCCCGCGCGGCGGATCGTCCGCCGGCCGCTGGCCCGCCAACGTCGTCCACGACGGCAGCGATGAGGTGCTGGCGGGGTTCCCTGATCGTCCTGCAGGCGGCTCTAGAGCGAACACACAGCGCGGGCAAATCTTCGTCCACGGCGGCAAACACGAATCGTTCAACGACACCGGCTCCGCCGCCCGCTTCTTCTACTGCGCCAAGGCGAGCGGCAAGGACCGCGCCGGCAGCAAGCATCCCACGGTCAAGCCGATCGCGCTCATGCGCTGGCTCTGCCGCCTCGTCACGCCTCCGGGCGGGGTCATCCTCGACCCGTTCGCCGGCACCGGCACGACGGGGCAGGCGGCGCAGGAGGAGGGCTTCGACGCCATCCTGATTGAGCGCGAGGCCGAATATCAGTCCGACATCCGCCGCCGCCTCGCAGAGTATGAGCGGGCCGAGGCCGAGGCGCTCCCCCTTTTTGCCCGCGAAGGATGACCCCAATGCTCACCCGCGTCGCGGCGGCGCTCGCCGCCATCACCCTCGCTGCCTGCACGACTGTAGACGCGGCGTCACCCCCGCCGCCGTCCTTCGCCTACTCCTACGTATGGGGCGGTGACGCCCCGGAACCGTACCGCGCGCAGGGGATCGCAATGCTCGATGCGGGGCAAATCCCGATCCTCCGCTATCCGCTCGCCACGGTCGAGCGCGCCTGCGGCACGAACCGGAGCGATTCCGGCTGGTTCCAGTCGGCGTGCACCATCTACGGCAACGCCACCGGCCGCCCGATGATCGTCATCGCGTCCGAGATCACCGATCCGGCGGCGCTGCGGAACATCGAGATCCACGAAGCCGCCCACGCGGCCGGCTGGCCGGGCGACCACCCGGGCGGCATGAAGCCGATAGGGCACCTCGATCGCTGCATCCGCGATATGAACGCCCTTGGCCTCACGGTCCGGCAAATGGGCGAGCTTTGCAACCTCTACGCCGGCGCGCCCCTGCGGACGCAGGCCGAGCGCGACCGCTGGGCGGCAATGCGTTGAGCGCCTACTACAACGAGTTCGAGCCATACGCGGCGGCGTGGCTGCGGAACCTGATCGCGAAGGGGTTGATCGCAGATGGCGAAGTCGATAGCCGGTCAATCGTCGATGTTCGACCTGATGACCTTCGGGGGTTCATCCAGTGCCACTTCTTCGCCGGCATCGGAGGCTGGTCCTACGCCCTCCGTCTCGCCCAGTGGCCTGACGACGGACCCGTCTGGACCGGCTCCTGCCCCTGTCAGCCCTTCAGCGCGGCAGGGAAGCAGCGCGGCGAAGACGACGAGCGCCATCTCTGGCCAGTATTTGCCGCCCTCATCCGCGAGTGCAAGCCTCCAGTCGTCTTTGGAGAGCAGGTTGCGGCAGCGATTGGAATGCACTGGCTCGACCGAAGTCGTGTTGACCTGGAAGGCGCGGGTTACGCCTTCGGGAGCGCCGTACTGCCAGCTTGTGCCGTCGGCGCCCCGCACCGGCGGGACCGCCTCTGGTTTGTGGCCGACGCCGACCGCGCAGCCGGACAACAAGACGCCCGAGGCGCATCTGGCGATGAAGAAGCGCATGGGCGAGCGCGATGGCACACACTCGAACCGCACCGCGATCACGGACTTGCAGGTGATGGCGAAAGCGGCCCTCTGGCCGACGCCGAAGAACAGCGACCACAGGCCGGGCTTCGCGCCGCTGGCGCTGACCTCGGAGCGGATGAACCTCAACGACTACGCGCATGGCGCAGCGGCCCTCTGGCCGACGCCGACCGCGATGGATCACTCCCGCGGGCTGACGATCCGGCCGCACGACACGGGCATCCCGCTGCCGCAGATGATAGCGCGATCGCTGTGGCCGACGCCGACCAGCCGGGACCACAAGGACGGCAGCTTCACCCCGAACGTCGAGGTGAACGGTCTCCTTGGTCGGACGGTGTGGCATGGCTCACCGGAGCCGACGGAAAAGCCAGGCGCGTTGAACCCGGCATTCGTCTCCTGGCTCATGGGGTACCCGCCCGAGTGGGGAAACTGCGCGCCTACGGCAATGCCATCGTCCCGCAGGTCGCGGCGGAGTTCGTAGCGGCCTACATGGACTGCCGACCATGAGCGGCAGCGACATCCGTCGCGCGCGCGAGGTGAGGGGTATGACGCAGCGTCGCCTCGCGCAGATCCTTGGCACCACCGAGGACTGTGTGTCACGGTACGAGCGGGGGGCAAGCACGCCGGGGGCCGACAGGCTTCGTGACATCGCTGACGCCCTGCGTGTCTCGATGGACGACCTGTGGCCGAAACCGAACCCGTTCAAGATGACCGGATAGAGCGGCTCCTCATGCCACATGGGCAGCGGTACGGCCGCCGCTGCCACCCCGACTTCCTCGCCTTCGTTCGCCAGATTCCACATGCCAGCTTCCGCAAGGCGCTCGCGTGCTACGAGCTCGTCCTGGCGGAAGGCTGCACGACGGACGAACTCGCCTACCTCGCCTGCAACGATCGCTTCTTTCTGCTGACGCAGATCCTCCGCCGGCCCGACGCCATCCACCCGTGGCTCTACGCGCGCTGCCGCGAGGTGGAGGCGAATCCCGACGGGTATCTCGACCTGTGGGCGCGGTATCACTACAAATCTACCATCGGCACATTTGCGGGCATCATCCAAGAGATAGCCCGCAACCCCGATATTAAAATCGCGATTTTCTCGATCACCAAAGATGTCGCCGCGAAATTCGGCTGGCAGATCATGCGGGAAATCGAGGAGAACCCTCTTCTCGCGGAACTGTTCCCTGACGTGTTCCCCGAGAACCCTGTTGAGCAGGCGCCGCTATGGTCGCGCGCCTCCGGCATTACCATCTACCGCAAGCAGAACCCGAAGGAGCCGACCCTCTCGTGGTACGGCCTTCTCGACGCCCTGCCGACCGGCTCGCACTTCGACCTGCGCGACTACGACGACGTCATCACCGAGCGCGTGACGACGATGACGGACACCGACCAGATCAAGCGCATCAGCACGCAATGGGAGTTGTCGCACAACCTCGGCACCCTCGAATCGAACCGGATGTGGCACTTCGGCACCCGGTACACCTATGCCGACAGCTACGGCGTGATGATCGCCGAGGGCATGCTCAAGGTCCGGCTCTACCCCGCGACCCACAACGGCCGCATCGACGGCCGCCCGGTGCTGATGACGCAGGAGAAGTGGGACGAGCAGAAGGTTCTGCAAAAATCGCAGATCGCCGCGCAGATGCTGCAAAATCCGCTGGCGACGAACGCGGCCACCTTCACCGTCGAGCACCTGCGGTCCTACCTGCTGCGCCCGCGCATCCTCAACGTCTACATCCTGGGCGACCCGTCGAAGGGCACCGGCAAGCGGTCCGACCGCACCGCGCTCATCGTGCTCGGCTACGACGACAAGCGGAACGTCTACCTTCTCGACGGCATGCTCCACCGCATGAAGCAGTCCGAGCGGTGGGCGAACCTCAAGAGCCTGCACCAGAAATGGAAGAAGGCGCCCGGCGTCGCGCACGTCCGCGTCGGCTACGAGCGGTACGGCATGCAGACGGACCTCGAATACTTCGAGGAGCGCATGATCGCCGAGGACATCCCGATGGACCTCGTCGAGGTATCGTGGACCCGCGACGGCACCGTCTCGAAGGGCGACCGCATAGGCCGGCTGGAGCCGCTGTTCCGCAACTCGCGCTTTTGGTTCCCGCGGAAGGTATGGCGGCCGATCGACGGCAACTGCATCTGGAAGGCGCTGCCGAACGACCCGACCGAGAAGGAATCGGCCTGGGCAGTCCACTACACCCCTCTCATCACCGGCGAGACCAAGGCCGCCGTGTCGGCGCTTCTGGCCGACCCTGACATTGAGCCCGAGGAGCGCGACCGCAAGCTCGTGAGCATGACGCTCCTCAAGGGCGAACGCGAGGCGATCGAGCACGGCGAAGGCCACCTCGTCGTCCAGCCGATCAAGCGCATGAACGAGGATCGGCAGCCCTACGACCTGACGACCGAGCTGTTCCTTGAGTTCTCGATGCACCCGTTCTCGCCGCACGACGACGGCCTCGACGCCATGAGCCGGTTCTTCGACGTCGACCCGGTCCCGCCGCTCATGCCGCGGGCGTACCAGGATCTCGTGCCGCTGGCGCTGGAGTGACAGCCTGCCGCATGTCGCGCCGCGCTGCGCGTGCTACAACCCGAGTGCGCCCGGCGGCGGTTCATTTCAACCCGATTGCACGCCGCCTTCGGACCACAGCCTACCGACGCCGGGCGCGCTTTCTTGGAAGTCATCTACCCTCACCTCAGCCCGGCCTTTGTGCCGGGCCTTTTTTTGCGCGCGCCCGTCCGGTATGCTTCGGCAACGCCGGGGGGCACTATGACCGATCGCTACAAGCCGCCATCGCAGAAGGTCTCGACGCCGGTCATCCTCGTCGATCCGGTAACGGGCGAGGCGTACACCGAACTCCCCGTCTCTGCCGCCGCTGGGGCGGCGACCGAGGCGAAGCAGGACGACATCATTGACGCGCTCGACAAGCTTCTGACGAGCGGCGTCGCGATCAATCAGTCGGTATTCGGCACCACGAACGCCTTCTACCTCGCGGGCGTCAATGTCGGCGGTGCCCAGCTGGTCAAGGCGGAGGACACCGTCCACGTCAGCGGGGACGTCGGCGTAATGATCCTCGGCGTTCGTGCCAACTCGCCGACGCTCCTCGCCACGGAAGGCGACTACACTACATTCCTGATCGACGCTGCGGGGGCTATCTGGATCGCCGGAGCGCAGATCGAGGACGCCGCGCATGTCTCGGGGGACCGCGGTCACTTCGTGCTCGCGGTCCGCAATGACGCAGGCACCGCGCTTGCGGCGACCGACGGCGATTACATCGGCTTCACGACCGATGCGCGCGGCCACCTCTGGGTAGCGGGGTCGCAGGTCGAGGACGCGGCGCACACCTCCGGCGATCGCGGTGTGATGGCGCTCGGCGTCCGCACAGACACAGCAGCGGCGCTCGCCGGCACGACCGGCGACTACATGCCGTTCATCTTCGACAGCCTCGGCAAGCTATGGGTCACGGGCACCTATCTGGAGGACGCCGCCCACGCCTCGGACGACAAGGGCCTCTTTGTGCTAGGCATCCGCAAGGATACGCCTACCGCTCTCGCTGGCGCTGACGGCGACTACCAAGGCTTCATCTTCGGCTCCGATGGGTCGCTATGGGTTGCCGGCCTCGTATCGACGGTGCCCGGCGATCCGTCTGCCTCCGTCACCCGCGTCAACGACACGAATGCCTATCTTGCGAACGACGTAATTGGGGCTGCAACAGGCTCGACCGCCGCTATCGAGTTCACCAGCATCGGCCCCAGCGCGGGTTCCATCCGCATCATCGGCGCGGAGTTGCGGATCGACGCTACGGCCGCAATCTCGGGCGAAACCAGCTATCGGCTCCACCTCTACAGCGTCACGCCGCCTGGCGCCTACGGCGACAACACCGCGTGGGATCTGCCGTCTGGCGACCGCGCGTCGTACCTCGGCTACCTCGACCTCGGCTCGCCGCTCGACCTCGGCTCGACGCTCTACGTTCAGTCTGAGCAGGCCAAAGACATCAAACTCGCCGGCACGTCGGTGTTTGCGTATCTGGTCACGCTCGGGGCTTACACGCCGACCGCGTCGCGCGTCTACACTGTGAAGCTCCACGCCGTCGCCAAATGACGCTTAGAATATTCGCCCGCGACCACATTATAGGCCATCGTCCTATCTATCCGCCGCTGCTCGACGGGCTGGATAACGTGTTCGAGGTGGCGGGGACGGCGTTGATGGTCCCGACCTATACAGGGCCGCTTGTTCGTATTCGAGAAGATGCCGGTAACACAGAACAAGACTTTTATCCTGATCCGACAGGATTTCTTAACAAAGCGGAGATTGGTAACTTTCTTGCTGGCGCCAATGGCTATGCTACAACTGCTTACGGGCAGTATGGAGGGATGAATTGGGTGCAGACATCCGCAAGCATCCAGCCAGCCATTGATCTTTTAAGCTACGGCGATATACCTGTATTTGATTTTACTCGGAACAACAGCGGCTTTAATGCGTCTGCCGGAACAATGCTTGATTGGGCGAGGAACCGAGCAGCGGTTTCCGTGATTGCTGCGAAACAGAGCGGAAGTCAGTTTGGTAACAATTTCTTGCTGGCATGCACAAATGCAGCGAATGTTCCTCGTGTAAATATAAAGTGCAATTCCGGTGGGCAGGAGGTTGACGCAAGAACGCTTGACGCAGACGCTACAGTTACCGTTGCGCGGGTGCCTAGAATTGACCCGAGGTACTGGGACGTTCATATAGTTCGTGTCGATTTTGCTAACGGTCTTGTATACAATCGCTTCGGTCCTGCGGAGGCGTCTGGCTCCCTAACATCTGCCGGCACGTCGTCTAACACAGCCAGCAACTATATGCGTTGGGGAGTTGGCAACGGCAGTACCTTTGGGCGGAAGTGCTCAGCCTTGGTGCTGCTAACCGATCTTCTCACAGACGAAGAAACCAATAATGCTATGAAGCGGTTTCGTCGTCTGGTTCCAATCAGCGAACGTGGAGGAAGAAGATGAAAGTTCTAATCTTTGACTCCCGTATAGAGGCTGAAACCCGCTCCCGCGCGGAGTGGGAGAAGTGCCTTGGCCGCAAGAAGCGGCCCGAGGACGTGACGGAGTTTCTGTGGAGCGCAGAGGAGGGGCCGGACGGCAAGGCTGCCCTGGTCATCCCGGCCGATGACGAGGCGCGCCTTTCGACGGCGGAGCGCGCCAATCTCGCGACCCGCGTGGCGCCGGCGGAGGAAACCAAGGACGAGACCGTGCGCGGCAGATAGCCGCGCGCATGATCGCGTGGTAATGACGTTGCGGGGCAAGGGATCGGCGGGGGCCGATCCTCCCGAGGACACCATCCCTCGCCGAGCGCGGGGGACGCGGCGAGGGGGATACAATGGGCATTCGGCAGCACGGCCGCATCTACTTCGGCAAGCCCGACAAGGGCACTTTTATCGAGGGCGACCCTGACGGCGCGGTCCGCATCGTCAGCGACGGCGTCGAAATCTTCGAGGCGAACGGCAGCGGAGTAGTCACGGGCCTCCCGCGCTCGGTGGTCCTCAGCGTCCCGATCGGCGGCAACGCCAAGGTCGGCGCCACCGCCGGCTGGGTCATCACCGGCGCCACAGACATCAACCACGCGACCCTGCCGGCGTCGCAGACTGCTTCGACGCTCGTCGTGCCCATCCCGGGCCTCCAGGTCGGCGACATCATCACCGCCGCCGCGGCCGTCGGCCAGATCGAGTCGGCCGGCAACGCCGTCTCGATGACTATGTCGCTCCGCAAGGTCACGGCCGCAGCCGCGGCGATCGTGGACGCGGAGGTGGGCGCGGATTCCGTCAGCGGCGTCGTCGCCGACACGATCATCAGCGCCGCGAACGTGGGCGTCACCGGCCTCTCCGAGACGGTCGCGGCCGACGAGATGTTCTACCTGCTGTTCACAGGCACGACGCTCGGCTCGACCGACATCGACCTCATGGGCGCACTCATCACGGTCACCAGGCCGTAACGATACCCTTCGAGGGGCAAGCGGGCGCTCATATTGGCGCCGATCAAGAAGGCCCCGGGACCACGGCCCCGGGGCCGCCAACACCGAGGGAGCTATGAGCACTGTTACCCGCCTGACCGACCTCCGAGCCGAGGTTATCCGCGCGGACCCGCAGTGGCCGGTCACCTCGCGGCGCATCGTCGAGTACGAATTCCCGTCGCCGAAGGGCCGCGAGCCGAGGAAGTTCCTCGCCGATTATACCAAACGCGGCGCCTACGCCGACGACGAGTAGCAGACCACAAGCGTCGGGGGGCGCGGCGTGAAGCACAACATCTCAGGCGGACGGCCGGTCGGCTCCGTCCAGTGGTCCTACGAGCACCCGGATCTTGGCGACGACCCGATGCCCGACATCCATGCCGAGGCGGACATGCGCCTGGCGAAGAAGTTCGCCGAGTGGCTGATGGCCGAGTTCTTCCACCCCGGCTGGTACGTCGAGGCGAGCTTCGCCGAGGGGATCGTAAAGTTCAACATTCCAGCCCTCATGGGCGAGACACAGTGGATGACCATTCGCATCCGCGACCTTGAGGAGGCTGGGCCGAGCGCCCGGCGCCTGATCCGCAAATACGCCGGCGAGCTGCTGGAGCGGTTCGGCATCCCTCGGACCCTGAAGTTCGACGAGGCGGATTTTGCCGCCGCGCTGGCGCGTAACCCGCTTGGCTACCTTGGGGGTAACGGCTCCCGCATGTCCGTTCCGGGGTAGAGCATGGCAGGTCTCGCCACCGACCTCTCTCCCGACGAAACTGCGCCGACGCCCGGCGAGGAAGCCCTCCTCCAGACCATGTCGGAGGAGGCCGTTCTCGGCGAGCACGGGGATGCGCTGGAGGGGCGCAACATCCTCCAGGCGATGAAGCTCGTCGAGCGCGAGACCAGCGAGACCATCGGCGCGCTCCGCAGCGTGTGGGAGCGCAGCCTGCGCTCGTTCCACGCCCGCCACTGGCAGGGGTCGAAGTACACCAAGCCGGAATACGCCTCGCGCTCGAAGCTGTTCCGCCCCAAGACCCGCTCCGCCGTCCTCAAGAACATGGCGACCGCCGCCGCGGCCATGTTCTCCACGAACGACGTGGTGAAGGTGAAGGCCGAGCTCGAATCCGACGACCGCAAGAAGGCGTCGGCCGACGTCCTGAACGAGATCCTCAACTACCGGCTCGACCGCACCTCGCAGCGCGGCGGCATCCCGTGGTTCCGCGTCTCGATGGGCGCGGCCTTCAACGCCCAGCTTTTCGGCGTGTGCGGCTCGAAGCAGGATTGGGAGTACCGCACCCTCGTCCGCAAGAAGAAGCGGATGGTCAGCGAGCCGCTTCTCGACGACATGGACCAGCCGCTCATCGACATGGTGTCCGGCCAGCCCTTCATGCAGGAGTATGAGGAGGAGTTCGAGGAAGCCGACGTCGTCGCGGACCGCCCGACCTGCGAGCTTTACCCGCCGGAGAACGTCTGGCTCGACCTACGCGGCAACTGGGAGAACCCCGCGCAGGACGGCTCGTTCCTCGTGCTCCGCAAGCCCATGAGCGTCGGCGCGCTCAAGACTCTCATGGCGGAGAATAAGCCCCACAACCGCATCAAGTGGCTCGAAGTCGACCTCGATGTGATGCGCGAAGGCACGCGCGACTATGACGAGCAGGGCATCAGGCAGGTCCGCAAGGGCAACAGCCTGCCCGACGTGGAGTCGAAGCAGGACGCGCCCGACGGCGACTTCCGCACCGTGTGGCTGCACGAGAATTTCTTCCGCTTCGATGGCGAGGATTACCACTGGTTCTCTCTCGGCACGCGCGCCTTCCTCTCCGAGGTGTCGACGACCGGCGAAATCTACCCGCAGTATTTCGGCAACCGCCCGTTCGTCATGGGCTACGCCGCGATCGAGCCGCACGTCATTTTTGCGCAGTCGCCGGTGGAGTCGTGGAACGGTCTCCAGACGGAGATGAACGACCTCGCCAACCTGCACCTTGACGCGCTGCGGCAGTCCATCGAGCCGCTGGCAAAGTTCAAGGCGGGCGCCCTGTCGGACGTTCGGCAGCTTCGCTATCGCGGCTCGGCCGGCGCCTCCGTCGTCGTCAACGACATGGACGGGCTTGAGTTCGACCGCATCCCAGAGCCGAGCGGCCAGTCGTTCATGGCCCAGGCGCACCTCAACGCCGATTTCGACGACACCGCTGGCGTGTTCTCCGGTGGCAGCGTCCAGACGAACCGCTCCCTGAACGAGACCGTCGGCGGCATGCGCCTCCTCACAGGCGCCGCCAACGCCATGACGGAGTTCAACCTCCGCGTATGGGTGGAGACCTACGTCGAGCCGGTGCTGCGGCAGATCATGCAGTCCTGCCAGTTCTACGAGTCGGACGAGGTCATTCTCAGCATCGCCGGCGAGCGAGCCGGCCTTCTCGACCGCTACAACATCGACCAGATCAGCGACGACATGCTGGAGGCCGAGGTTGCGGTCTCGGTCAATGTGGGCGTCGGCGCAGTCGACCCGATGCAGAGCCTCAACAAGCTCGCGATGGCGCTCAAGCTCATCGGCGAATCGGCCCCCTTCTCGGACCGCGACGTGTCGGTCGACATGGAGGAGCTGATTACCGAGATCATGGGCCAGGCGGGGTTCAAGGAGGGCATGCGCTTCTTCAAGCTCGGCGAGCCGGGCCAGAAGTCGAAGTCGCCGGAGGCGATGAAGGCAGAGATGGACGCTGCGGCGAAGGCCGCGCAGATCGCCTCGAACGAGAAGCTCGGCATGGCGAAGCTCGAACAGGCGTCCATGAGCGATCAGTTGAAGGCGGCGGTGCAGCTCATCATCGAGGCAATGGACGAGAACCACCAGCAGCAGATGGCGGGCCAGCAGCAGGTCGCGCAGACCGAAAGCCAGCTTCGCGACATCGGCGCCCGCTTCGCAGAATCGCGTGCGAAGAACGCCGCAACGCTGGCGACCGGCCAGATGCGGCGTATAACTGCCCGCGAGACCGCGCAGATGCGCGGCCAGCAGCAGGCGGCCAAGAAGGCATCGAGTGTCTGACGATCCCTATGACGACTTCGCGCTGCCGGTCATCGACGAGCGCGACCTCGAAAACCTCAAGCCGCCACTCCTTCGCAGGCTCGACGCGCAGTTGGCGGCGACCGCCGAGGCCCGCGTCAAGGCGGCGCAGAAGGTGCATCAAGAGGTCACAGCGGGAATTGCCAAGGGTGGCGCGCTTATGGCATACCGGGAGCGCGCCCGCTCTCGTGCCATCAACGCCTTTTTCACGCTGGCCGATGTGGACGTAACCGATCAGCGCAAGATGATCGGCGTTCAGCTTGCGATCGCGGCCTACATTCAGGTCGAGCATTTCATCGCAGAGCAGGTCGGCCTCTTTGAGGGCGACAATGAGCCTGGAGGTCCGTCGTCGGGGGATGACGACCTCTATGAAGGCGTAGGGGGGACTGATGGCGGGTCGGCGCAGCCGAGCACCGAAGGTGGGGGTAAAGGACGAGGGCGGCGCCGCCGAACTCGAACCGACGAGTCTTGACGACACCCTCCCGAATGACGGCCAGCCGGCCGACGTAGCCGCCGCCGAGGGCGACGGCCAGCCGCAGCGCCGCGAGGATCTTCCGCCGGAGGATACCTCCCGTTTCGACGCCCGTGAGGCGATCGCCAATAAGCGGCGCGAGAAGCGCGCCGAGCAGGTTGCGGATCAGGACGAAGGCGCGATGGCAATTCGCCGCCTCGCCAACGATCCCGACGCAACACCGGATTCCGACGAGGGCGGGGCGGCAGGCGAGGGCGGAGGCGGGGGCGCTCCCGCCGACGCCGACGATCCGCTGATGACCCTCACGATCGACGGCAAGAAGGTCGAGCTCAAGCGCAGCGAGGTCATCGCCCGCGCGCAGATCGCGACTGCCGCCGATGAACGGCTCAAGCAGCTCAACGCCGCGCTCGACGAGGTGAAGAAGCTGCGGGAGGGTGCCGGCGGCCAGACCAACGCCGACGGTGCCAGGACTGCCCAGCAGAATGCCGATGACAGCCGCAAGCCCGCCCCTTCGTCCGCAGACCAGCCGGATCGCAAGGCTCGTGCAGCGCAGCTCGTCAAGGACATTCAGATGGGTGATGCCGACGACGACATGGCCGACCGGCTTCTGTCGCTCGTCGATGAAGCGCGCGGGAATGGGGTTTCCCGAGAGGAAGCCGCCCAGCTTGCGCGCGAGGAAATGCGCCGCGAGCAGGATGCGGCCGCGACGGAGCAGGCTTACGTCCGCTTCGTTCAGGCGAACGACATCCTGGTTGAGAAGGAGTACGTCCGCGAGGACTTTCTCAAGGGGATGGTCGGGCAGGCGCTTGAGGAGCTTCGCTCGGTTCTCGACGAGGATGGCATCAACGCCATTCTTCGGGGGGCGCCGGGTTACTCGCCCAACGCGCTCATCCGCATCAACCACGACCACTTCCGCCTGGCAACCAAGCCCGACGGCACTCCGGCTTACCCGCATCTGTCTCGACCGGAGGCTTTGATGAAGGTTGGGGCGGAGTACGCGATCGGCAGGTGGAACAAGAGCGAGGGGACGCAAGTCGCGATCAACGACCCGTTCGGCAAGGGCGCCAAGCCCACGGCCAGCGGCAAGGCTCCGGCGGTCGATCGTTCGGCTCGCAAGGCTCGCATCGAAACGCACACGGCGCCGGTCACGGCGTCGAGCGGCGCCGGTGTCAGCCGCATGCAGACCAAGGCCCCGCAGCCGCTGACGCGCGAAGCGTCGAAGCGTGCGGGGTTCGCAGACATTCAGGCCGGGCGCCAGACAGGCGCACGGCGGTAGGTTTCACATAGGGGCCGAGGCCCCGACCATCTGGGGGGATGGAATTATGGCTGGTCAGATTTGGACGACCGATCCGCTCGGCGGCTACATGTACGCCGACAACCTGTCGAAGTACCTCCGCACGGCCATGCAGCCGATGCAGCGGTTCCGCAATCTCTGCGACGCGGTCGACGGCACTGAGCTCGAACTCAACAACGGTGACACGTTCACCTGGAACCACTACTCCGACGTCGCCCGCCAGGGCCGGCGACTGGAGGAGACGCGGCCGATCCCCGAGACGAACGCGACCGTCTCGCAGTCCAGCCTCACGGTGTGGGAGGCCGGCAACTCGGTCCCGTTCACCGGCCTTGTCCAGAACCTTGCGCAGCACGACATCGAGGCGCTGATCGACAAGCAGCTTCGCGACGACGCGCGCAAGTATTTCGACATCGAGGCGTTCCTCCAGTTCAAGCGCACCCCGCTCCGGGTGGCGCCGACCGGCGGCGATTCGACGACCTCGGTGACGCTCACCACCAACTCGGCGACCGCGACGACCAACAACGTCGCGCTCGGCACCGGCCACATCAAGGCCATCTCCGACCTCATGCGCGAGCGGAACATCCCGGGCTTCGACGGCGACGACTATGTCGCCCTGTCGCACCCGACCACGTTCCGCAACTTCGCGAACGAACTGGAGGACATCTACCAGTACACCGACAACGGCCTGAACAAGATCTTCCGCGGGGAGAAGGGCCGTTACGAGGGCATCCGGTTCGTCACGCAGAACTTCATCCCGAAGGGCGGCGCGAACGACTCGACCACCTTCGACCCGTGGGGCGGCACGGCCGATGCGTGGAACAACGGCCTGTCGTCGTGGGTGTTCTTCATCGGCCGCGACACCTGCGCCGAGGCGGTCCTCATTCCCGAGGAGATCCGCGGCAAGCTGCCGGGCGACTACGGCCGCGACAAGGGCATCGCGTGGTACTACCTCGGCGGGTTTGGTCTCATCCACACTGCTGCGGCACAGGCGAGAATTATGATGTGGGATTCTGCTGCCTAGTGGTTGCATAATGAGTTGAGCGCCGGGGCGTAAGTGGCTAAGAGACCCTCTCCACCCAACGGAGAGGGTCTTATGCCCAGATACAAGCCGGTGCTTGAGAGGTTCCACGAGAAGTATGTGATCAACCGCGCTAGCGGTTGCTGGGAGTGGCAGGGGGCGGTGATGGGAATTGGCTACGGGCATCTTGGTGGGGAGCGGGGCAGCGGCCCCGTGATCGCCCATCGTTTTGCCTACGAGCAGTTCCGCGGTCCTATCCCCGCCGGCATGGTGGTGCGCCACTCCTGCGACAACCCCGGCTGCGTAAACCCCGACCATCTTGAACTCGGCACGCAGCAGGAGAACATGGATGACATGCGGCGTCGCGGGCGCGCGCGGGTTCTCTCCGCCGACGAGGCCGCTGCGGTCAGGCTGCGCGCCCTTGGCGGCGAGTCGCTCAGCTCGATAGCGCGCGACTTCGGCGTGAACAGGAGCACGGTCACGCGGGCTCTCGACAAGGCGGCGGCTGGCGACTTCGGCGGCAACGGGCGCGTAGGCTCGAAAGCCTATGTCATTCTCTCCCCCCAAGACCGCGTCTCGGTCGGGCTCCTCCTCGCGGAGGGGAAGTCCGTTATGGAGGTAGCGAAGATTTTTGGCGTCGACCGGAAGACGGTCCGCAACATCAGGGACGGGAAATCTGGCACCGGGCGGGAAACGGTCGTTTCCGACGAGCAGGTGGCCGAGATTAAGCAGTATTGGGCGGCGGGGTTCCGGCAGGCAGAAATAGGCCGTGCTTTTGGTATCTCACAGCCATTCGTAAGTGCTATCGTTCGCGGGAAGTCGCGGGCTCACTAAGGGGGGACACAATGGGTTACAGCAAGGCACCGACCCGCCACCGTTTCGGTCCGTTCGATTTCGGCGGTGGCGCCGACGACTACTTCGCGATCATCAGCCCGACCGGGCGCTCCGGCGGCATCCTCGTCGACTACGGCGTCGAGGGCGTCACCGAGGCGTTCAACGGCGACACGCTCGACCCGCAGCTTTCGGTGGGCACCGCCGCCGATCGCGACAAGTACGGCGAGGAGATCACCGTCAACCCGGCGGTCGACACCGGCATGTCGCTGCGCTCGCAGTACGAGACGATCGGCTCGACGCTCGCGGCCGCGAAGCTCTCCGACTACATCACGGCGGACGGGCTCAACATCCCGGCCTCCGGCGCAGGCATCCACGCCATCGCGTCGACCGGCGCCAACCTCACCGGCCAGGGCGTTCTCTACGCCGACATCGTCTGGCCGGACTAGGCCATGTCGAGGAACCCCCGCAGCCCGTGGGACGTGCCGGATGACCCCAAGGGGGTCGTTGAGGATCGCTCCCCCGTGGACGGGGGTGACGATCGCGACGACCGGCGCCGGCGCGAGCCGTCGCTCACCCGCGACGGCTACACGGTTCGCTCCCGCCGGCCCGACTGTGCCCGGCCGGGCGAAATCATGTCGAACGAGCGCGCGGCAGAGCGCGAGGCGTTTGACGACGAGTATGGCCGGACCCGTCCAGGCCACTACGAAACGGAGGAATGACCTATGGCTGGCGCCAAGATGACCAACGCCCCGCGGGGCACCAAGATCGTTGAGGAGCGCGGCGCGCCGATGCACGGCGAGCCGATGAAGATGGGCACCAACCCGGCCGCGCCGGAGAGCATGAAGGGCGGTCCGCGCGACCTGTCCCGCACGCTCGGCGGCGCAACGATCCCCGGGGGCGCGAAGGGCGGCTAACGCCGACCCTTCGAGGGAGGCGGCTTGGCGGCGGGCATTCAGTGTCCGCCGCCTCCCGCTTCGCATACCCGCGTAACCAGAGGTTCACATGGCAGCGACCGGCGTACCCTTCAACCAGCACCGCGCTCACGGGACAATCCACCCGGCCGAAGCGCGCGTGGCAGCAGACGGCACTACCGTCGCGGTCGCGTTCGAGCAGCGCGGCCTTGACGGCGTCACGCGCATGTACGGCCCTGCGCCGGAATACAAGCGCGTCCTGTACGACGGCCAGAAGCTGGAGGACGTCGATTCGGTGAAGGCGGCCGTGAAGGCCAAGGGCACCGCCGCGGCGCAGAAGGCCGCGAGCAAGAAGGCGTCGACCAAGGCCGAGGCCCCGAAGCCGAAGGCCACCGGTCGCTTCGCGCAGATGCAGGGCGGCGACTTCACCGCCGACAAGACCGCCGGCGACGCGGCGGCCGACGTGCCGACGCTTGCGGACTGGGCCAAGGGTGACGCCGAGATCCCGTTCGCCGAGGTGCAGCGCCGGATCAAGGACGACTTCGACGCCGACGTCGAGGACGAGAGCCAGGCGGCAGAGGTTCTCGTTGCGAATGGCGTTGTCGAGATGGACGACGTTATGGTTTCGGCCGTCCCGGCCTAACCGATCGTCGTCCCTTTGTGAGGGGGCGGGATGACTTCTTTTAGCACCCTCACAGGGGCAAAGGCGACGGCGGGGTCGCTCAAGTCGTGGGCGAACCACGACACCATCCCCGCCGCCGGCATCCTGACCGAGGCGGAGGCGTGGGTTTACCAGCGCCTCCGCGCGATGGAGATGCAGACCAGCGCGACCGGGACGGTCTCGATCGGCGCCGACGGCTTCGCCCTGCCGGCGCGGTTCATTGCCCCTCTCCGCCTGTCGATCCATGACGGTGTGGACGAGCTTCTCTATCAGCACGAACAGCTTTGGCGCATGCCGTTCGACGAGGATGGCGACATCCGCGAGGGCGTGCCGACGCGCTGGACGATCCTTGATGGTGCGGTGCAGTTCGATTCCGCGACCGAGGAGGCGTTCGACTACACCCTCTACTACTACCAGGCGCTCCCGCCCCTTTCGGGGTCGAACGAGACCAACTTCCTGACCGTGCGCTACCCGACGCTGCTGCGCCGCGTGTGCATGATGTTCGCCTACGAGTTCCTCAAGGATTGGGCGGCCTTCGACAAGCAGACTGTGCTCGCCGAACGCGCGCTCCGCGACACCCTCATTGCCGACGACCAGCGTCGCCTGGGCCAGGAGCTATAAGCAATGGCCGATACAACCACTACCAACAGGGCGTTGACGAAGGTCGAGGTGGGCGCCTCGGACAACTCGTGGGGCCAGAAGCTCAACACCAACTTCGACCTGATCGACCGCGCCTTCGGCGAGACGCTGACCAAGAGCACGACGAGCGGGACGATAACGCTCACTTCGGCGGAGCACGGCTACTCGCGCATCCGCCTCAACGGCACGCTGGTCGGCAACCTCATCGTCGAGTTCAACGGCACCCTCGGCGGCACATGGGTCATCGACAACGACACGGCCGGCAGCTTCACCGTCACCGTCAGGGTGACGGGCCAGACCGGCATCGAAGTCGCGCAGGGCTCGAACCGGCTCGTGTTCTTCAACGGCACGGACATCGAGGAGCTCGGCACAGGGACCGCCGACCCGCAGATCGCCGCGATCGCCGCGCTCGTCCCGACTGCCGACAAGGCGATGATCTGGTCGAGCGAGACCGCCATCACGCTCGTCAGCACGGCCACCTACGGCCGTAGCCTGTGGAGCGTCGCCAGCGAGGCTGCGCTCAAGACCCTCATCAACGCCGAGGCAGGCGTCGACTTCCAGGCATACGACCCGGATCTCGCCGCGATCGCGCTTCTGACGACGGCGGCAACGGGGCGGTCGCTGCTGGAGGCCGCAAGCGCCGCCGCCATCCGCAGCATCGCGGACGCCGCGCAGGAAGGGGTTCTGCCCGGCATCGAGAACCCCACCGGCGGCACCACGCTTGAGCTCGCCGACGCGGGCAAACTCATGCGGATGAACGACGCATCGACGAACACCCTTACCATCCCGCCCAACTCCAGCGTGGCGTTCGAGGTGGGCACCATCGTCTACGCGACGATGCAGGGCGCGGGGCAGACGAGGATCAAGGGCGGCACAGGCGTCACGGTCAATGGCGTGCTCGCCGGCACGGGCAACATTTCCGCGCGATACGGCGGCGTGACGATGATAAAAGTCGACACCAACACTTGGGATGTCTTTGGCAACATAGGAACATTCTCCTAGTTGCAACGGAGGGCTCGATGAAAACCTACGCGCAGATCATTGCGGAGTGCATCGGTTTCGGCGGCCAGGGCTTCACCGGCGGCGCGGAACCCTACGTTGTCACGAACCTTGATGACGGCGGCCCCGGGTCGCTCCGGTACGGCGCGGGGCTCGGTGGGCGCTTCATTACGGCAGACCCTGCGCTTACGGGGACGATCAACCTGCCGTCGCACATCGAGGTTGCTGGCGATACGCTGATCGCCCTGGGCCCGGCCATCCGCGTCGAGCACATCGGCGCGCTGCACCACGGCCTCCGCCTGTTTGGCCCGAACACCGGCGTGGTCTACAGCATCCTCGACGGCAATAACCCGAACGGCCACGAGAACGGCAGTGACGGCATCCGCATCGAGGCCAGCGCGATCGACCGCATCTACATCGCGAGGAACCTCATCGAGGACTGGTCCGACGGGGCGATCGACACCGAGACCCACAACGAAATCACCACGGACCGGGTTTCGATCGTCGGCAACCGCTTCAAGGGGACGCGCCTCGCGCTGAACCTGTGGGCGCATCGCGTCTCCTACGGCCTCAACTTCATGTCGGACTGCGGCGGGCGCGGGCCAAAGATCACCGGCGGAAAGCTCCACTCGTTCAACAACGTCACGAAGCGGTGGGCGGGCTCGAACATCCGGCAGACCGGTGGCGGCGGGCAGATGCTCTCGGACTACGACATGTTCGTGATCGACACCGGCGGCAGCGGCGTGGGCACGGCGGACGGCCCCATGCGCCACACCTCGCCGTATTGCTTCGACGGCACGCTCAACATGACGGGCGAAAACGGGGCTATCGACGCGACCTTCGCCGCGGCGGCCCGCGCGTGCGTCGACGTCGAGCAGCCGACTACCAGGACGGCGTGGAAGGCGCTCAAGAATCTCATCGAGGCGGAAGCCGGCCCAGGTCTCTGGTAGGGGCCAATGAGCTTCCCGATAGACCTCCCGCCGGGCGTCGTTAAGTCGTCCACTCCGCACGCGATCGGCGCGCGGTGGACGGACGTCGACAACGTGCGCTTCGTCGCAGGCAAGCCCGAGAAGCTGGGCGGGTGCCGCAAGCACATCGAGACGCAGCACCTCGGCAAGATGCGCGGCATGCTCGGATGGGTGACGACGGTAGGCACGCCGATCGTCAACATGGGCTCGTACATCAAGCTCTACGCCGCGACCGATTCCTACGAGGACATCACGCCGTTCCGCGTCACAGGCACGCTTGCGGCCGACCCGTTCGCGGTGGTCGACACCGAGACCGAGGTAACGGTCACGCACACCGGCCACGGGCTCGACGAGGGCGCCTATGTCTACTTCGACGGCGCGACCGCCGGCGGGGGCATCACGATCGACGGCACCTATGTCGTCACCGAGGTCGTGAACGCCAACAGCTACAAGATCGTGCACTCCGCGCCGGCGACGAGCACCGACGCGACCACAGGCGGGGGCGCGGTCACATACGAGTACGAGATCAACCCCGGCTACGAGGATACCGTCATCGGCGTCGGCTACGGCGCGGGCGCGTTCGGCACGAGCACCTTCGGCACGCCGCGGACCGGCGGCGGCATCGAAATCGAGTTGCGGACGTGGTTCCTCCAGACCTGGGGGACCGGGCTCCTCGCCTCGCCGTCCGGCGGCACGATCTACCTGTGGGACGAGGCTGCCGGCGACCCGCGCGCCGAGGCTCTGGCAAACGCGCCATCCGAGATACGCGCATTCTTCGTCACGTCCGAAGGCTACCCGACCGCGCTCGGTGCGATGGACACGACCATCATGGGCGTCGGCGGGCCGATGGTCATGGCCTGGCCGGACCGCGAGGACATCACCGATTGGTCGCCCGACGACTCCGACACCGGCAACATCCGCACGCTCGACGTCGGCAACAAGCTCGTCGGCGGCGCCGCGCTGTCCGACGTCAATATCGTGTGGGCGGACGTTGCGACCTACCGGCATCAGTTCCTCGGCACCGAGTATGCGACCACGCCGATCGCCGTGGGCGTCGGCCTCATCGGGCCGCGCGCCTTCGCGGTCTCCGGCAACCCCGCAGCGGCCTACTGGATGTCGTCGACCGGCTTCCACATCACGAACGGCACTGTCGTCGAGGACATCCCCAACCAGCTATCCATCCGCGACCATGTGTTTCTCAACATGGACCGCACCTATTCGTCGAAGTTTTGGGCCGCCTACAACGCGCTGTTCGACGAGGTGTGGTTTGGCTATGTAAAGCAGGGCGACACGGAGCCGGCGAACATTGCCATCGTAAGCCTAAAGGACTTCTCGTGGACGCTTTCGACGTATTCGCGCACGTCGATGACGAACATTCCGTCGGTCGCCAACGACTTCGTCGGCTCCAACCCGGATCGTTACCTTCTGGCGCACGAGGTTGACCTCGATAACGACGGCGCGCCGCTCGAATGGTACATCGAAAGCGGCCTGCTCGACCTCGCCAAGGGCGACCGCGACATGGACGTAACGCGATACATCCATGACGTGGAGCGCCAGACCGGCGCTATCACGCTGACGATCACCCTCTACCTGCGCCCCAATTCGCAGACGCCGGTCGACGAGGGCGAGTTCGACCTGACGCCGACCGACACCGAGGCGGACTTGCGCCTGGGCGGCCGGCACGGGAAGTTCAAGTTCGGCGCGGCCGTCGAGGGCGGTGACTGGCGCATGGGGACGCCTCTCCTCACCCTCCAGCCCGCAGGCGGCCGCTGATGCGGAAGCTCCAGAACCTCGGTCGTCCGCTCGGCGTCGGCAAGGACTCCTTCGCTCAGTGGGTGATGCGCGCGATCGACGAGATACAGAAGGCCAGCCAGTACCCCGAGGCGCCTGGCCCCGTGGAGTCGGTGCCGGATACCGCGATCGCGGACATAGACAACCTCATCAACACGCGCGGCAAGGCGGCGGGCAAGATCGTCTACGACAACGTCAACCATCGCCTCATGGTGGCCGATGGCGCCGCGGCGGCGGACCCGTGGTACGTCGCGGACGGCAGCGCATCGGTGACGCCGTCGTGAAACTGGAGCGCATCCCGGCGAGCGAGGAAGCCTGCACGGAGATGGGGGCGTTCAACATCGCCTTCCACACCGAGTATGGCATCCTGTCGCTGAACGTCGAGAAGGGCATGAAGTCGATCATCGACTCTGCCCGCGACGGTCTCGCCTTCTTCGTCCGCAACGCCTACGGCGTGCCGGTCGCATCAATGGGGCTCGCCGCCGGCCCGATCGTCGACTACTCCGACGACGTCGTTCTGATGAACAAATGGCTGCATGTCCGGCCGGATCGGTACGAGGCCGGAGCCTTCAAATTGCTCTTGCGCGCGGCCAAGGAGGAAGCGGTCAGGCGCACCCTGCCGTTGCTCATAGCGCGGAGTTTCCACCGCACTGAGATACATGGGACGTTCGGGCGCATTTCGGAGTCAGTTGGTTTTGTGCCGACTGGACACGAAACCCTAATGAGGCTTCCCCGTGCTGACCGCTGAACGCCTGCGTTCTTTGATGGCCTACGATCCCGAAACCGGCATTTTTGTTCGGCTTCGGCACAACACGTCGGGGTTTCGCGGGGTTTCTTGGAATAGCCGGGCCGGAAAATGGAAGGCCGCTATTGTTGTCCGGGGGCGGACGCGGCATCTGGGGTTTTTTGCTGACGCCGCCGAAGCTGGCGCGGTATATGAAGAAGCAGCGGCTCGTGAGTTTGGGGAGTTCGCGCGCGTCTAAGGCTCGGGGGGGCTGACGTGGGAAAGCTGGCAAATCAGCAGGTCACGACGGGAACGTCCACGACGACGTACCCGGATTGGTACACGAACGCCTCGAAGGGCGCGCTCAACGCCGTCCAGCAGTTCTTTGCCCAGCCGACCGCGGCCTACACCGGCCAGCGGGTCGCCGCGCTGCCCGGCATGAGTCAGGACGCCATCGCGCAGATGGGCAGCCTGACGCCGCCGGGCGCGACCACCGAGCGCATCGTGGACGAGGACGGCCGCCTCGGCGCGATCGACGACTACATGAACCCGTATGCGCGGGCGGCGCTCGACCCAGCCCTCCGCGAAATGAGCATCGCGCACGATCAGGAGCGCAACCGGATCTCCGGCCAGCGGCAGGGCATGGGCGGCTATGGCGACGCCCGCCACGGCGTGCTCGAAGGCACGGCGGGCCAGCGGTATCAGACCGCCGTCGGCGACGTGACCGGCCGCACGATGGGCGCGGCCTACGATTCGGCGATGGGCCTCCGCTCCGCCGACCTGTCGCGCATGACGCAGCAGGACCAGCAGGCGTTCCAGAACACCATCGCCGCCATTCAGGCGAAGCTCCAGGCCGGGCAGCTTACCCAGCAGCAGGCGCAGAACGAGCTCGACGCGCAGTACGCCGAGTTCATGCGCCTCGAGCAGGACAAGTACGACAAGATCGCGACCTACGTCGGCGGCGTCGGCGGGCTTAACCCCGGCTCGACCACGACCGAGACCGGACGCCGCGGGCTGCCGGTTCTCAGCGCCATCGGCCAGATCGCAGGCTCCGCCCTCGGCGGCTGGCTCGGAGGCCGGTAGCCATGTGGGGAGCCGCAGCAATCCCGCAGCCAGTCGGGCCCGGCGCAGGGTTTACCTTCGCCGACCCGACGCCCGTCATGGGCATGCCCGCGCCCGGTCTCGCGCCGGTCGCGCCGGTCATCCCCGGCAACGTCGCGCCCGTTCCAGCCGCCAGCGGGGCGCTCACGACCGCCGCGCCGAACGGCCCGGGCGCCGCCCCTGCCGGGCCGCAGCCGGTCATCCCCGGCCAGGAAGGCGGCCGGGTCCGCAACGCCATCTCCCGAGGGCGCGAGGCGCTCGGTCGCGTGCGCGAGCGCGTCAGCACTCCCGGCAGCAGGGGGTACAATTTCGTTTCCGACTTCGCGGCGGGCGTCTCGCAGCCGAATGAGGGTCGCCCGCTCGCGGCGTTCCTCCAAGGCTTCGCCGGCGCCATCGGCAGCAGCCGCGGCCGCGCGGCGGCGGAGGCTGAGGCTGCGGCGGCGGCGGAGGAACGCGCCTACCAGCGTAGCCGCGATGCCATCGAGGACGCCCGCGCCGATCGCGGCGAGGACCGCGCCGACCGCACGCTGACGCTCGCCGAGCGCCGCGCCGAGCAGGACGCGAAGATCGAGCGCGAGCGCCTCGCCGCGGAGAACGAGCGCAACCGCCTCCTCAATGCCAAAACAGCAGCGGAGATCGCCGAGATGGATCGCGCGGCGGGCGGCTTCCTGACGGGCGACGACATCCACGACATCAACCAGTTGACGATCAACGACTACAATGCCCGCAGGGCGGCGGTGCTGGGGAATGGGTTCGTGCCGCTGACCATCGACCAGCTCGACCAACTCGACGCGGAGGCGCTCCGGTTCAAGACAGACCTCACCGAGCAGTATCTCCTCGCTAACGGGTACACTCTCGAAGAATACAACGCGGCGCTGGGCAGGGGCGGGGCGACCCCGGCCGCGACCGGTGCGGCCGCGCCAGCGGCGGCCGGCCCGGCGGCAACGGCGCCTGTGACGCTGCCCGCGCCGCTGGCGGGCGTCATCACGGGCGATGGGACGGAGGCGAGGCCGTTGACCGGCGCGGCCGTAAACCCGAGCAACATCGGGGCCATTGCCGCCATGAACCGGGGGCGCGATATTTACTATGTCGACCCGGCGACGAGAAGGCTGATGGTTGTCACAGTCCCCTAGAGAGGGCATTCTCCAAGCATGGTGCTCGTGACCAAGACGACACCGGCCCCTACCCCGGTTATCCCGGCGGCGGCTCCGGCGGTCCAGAAGCAGGCCCTCGCGCCCAAGGCGCCTGCGCCGGTCATCCCTGCGCCCAACCGCCTGACCCCCGTCCCGCCCGGCATGGTTTTCCCCGGCGTGCCGGAGGCGCCGCAAGGTGCTGCGCTGATGGTGCGGCCGTTGACGCGGCAGGCCCCCGAAGTCGGCACCGAGGAATGGGTCCGCGAAAACAGCCGCCCCGCCGTGCCGACTCGCACCGGCTCTCCCGCACTCGACGCAGGCAGGCTCGCCGAGTGGGTGGAGGCCAACGCGCGTCCTGCCGGCGTCGAGGCTGACTTCGACACAGGCGCTTGGAACACCAACCCCGAGACGACCGAACGCAACGCCGCCATCGCCCGCACCGGCATCGGCGAGCCTGTCGAGGGCGTCCTCCCCGGCACCCTGACGGCGCGCGATTCGTACATCGCTACCAGCCGTGAGCTTGCCGGCGCGGTCGCAACGGGCGAATCGCTCCGCGAGACGATCGCCGCCAACCAGGCGCGTGAGGCCGACCTCGCTCGCCGGCTGGAGGCGGTCAACAGGTACGCCGCGCAGAATCCCGTCGCGGCGCGCGAAATGTCGACGCTCGGCAACATCATCACGCGCCCGATGACTGCGGCCGAGGCGACGGCCATGTTGCAGTCGCAGATCGACGACGTGCGCGCGCAGACCACCGCCGCGCAGGGCGAGCTTTCGGCGAACGAGGTGGCGCGCGGGGAGCTTCTCGAACGCCTCGTCGGCGGCGACACGCGCCAGACGCGCGGCACCGCGGCGTTCAATGCCGGCCTTGCGGCGCTCGCGCAGACCGGCACGGAGACGCTCCGAGGACTCGGCATCGGCGCCGACTTCATCGAGTACCTGTTCACAGGCGACACCGAGGACAACGCTCTTGTCCGGTCGATGGAGGACGCCCGCGAATACATGAACCGCGTGCTGCCGGTCGACCGCAGCGGCTTCTTCACCGACCTCGCGAGCGGCGCAGGCAGCTTTGCCGGCTTCCTGACGGCGGGCCTCGCCGCCAAGGCGATCACCGGCGGCAGCAGGCTTTTGCAGGGCCTTACCGTCGGCACGCTCGGCGGCGGCCAGCAGGGCGCCGCGCAGGCCGACATGGCGATGGAAGGGACTATCGGCCAGGAGATCGCGCGCCTCCAGTTCGACAACCCGGGCGGCATCCACGACGAGGAAATCGCGGCGCTGAGTGATGCGCTCGCCATCGTGCGCTACCAGGCGTTCCTCGCCGGCTTTGGCCTAGGCATGACCGAGCTTGTGCCGATCGACCGCATCCTCGCGCGGGCCGACGCGGCATCCGGCGGCGCTCTCAGCCGGCGGCTTCGCAATGCGGCGGCCGGCGGCCTTGAGGAAGGCGCGCAAGAGTTCTTCCAGAACACAATGTCCGACGCCATCCAGCAGGCGCTCGCCGACCCCGAGCACCCGATCGACTGGACCGGCGCAGGCAGCGCGGCGGTCATCGGCTTCCTACTCGGTGCAGGCGCAGGGGGTGTCCTTGTCAACGTCGATGGTCGCAGGGTTTCGGTCGCGGATCTGGCGCGCGAACGCGGGATTCCGCCGGGCGCGGCGCCGGGAACCGCGGGGCCGGCGCCGGTAACGCCGCCAGAAGGAGTCCCCGAAGGTGCTGAACCAGCCGATACGCTCTACCCTGCGCCAGAAACGGCAGCGCCGGCAGGAACGCCGCCGGCGTCTGGCGTCGGCCCGAGTTCTGTCGGACCTACTGGCGCACCAGCTGCGCCTCCCCCAGGGGGCGGTGGTGGTCCGGCCGCACCGGCTCCCGTCGTTGCTCCGGCGGCAGTTCCGCCGGTCGCGGGCGCGCCGGCCGCGGCAGATTCCCCTGTCGGAGCGCCCCCTGTCGCTGGAGGTGTCGCCCCTGTTCCGGTGGTCGGAGCCGGAGTCGCCGGAGGCGTGGGTGCCCCGGTCGTCGTTCGACCTGATAGCGGCGCACCCGCTGCAACTGTACCCGGGGGGGCTCCTTCGTCGCCCGTAGCGGCGCCTCCCGGTCGCTTCGCCGTCCCGCTACAACAGCGCGAGCAGCTTCGCGCGCTCGGCTACGATCTCCCGGCCATCCGCCAGATGACGCCGTCGGCGGCGAACCAAATCCTCGGCATCGACTACATGGGCCGGCCGGTTTCGCCGCCCATCCCCGCGCCGGGACGCCCCGCCGCAGCCCCTACCCCCGAGGCTCCCAATGTCGCACTTCAATCAGGCGAAGCTGCCGCCGAACCTGTCGCTCAACCGCCCGCCGACGCGAGCGGAGTACCTGTCGGCGGCGATCTACCTCGAATCCCTGCGACACCCGCCGGGGTCGGCGGTGGCCCTGAAAGCCTCGGCCTTCCGCCGGACCGTGCGGCTTCTGGATTCCGCGCCGGACCACGTCAGGCGGCGCCGCGAGCCGGGGCCGACACCCGCATAACGGACCTCCTCACCTTCATCGCCATGAACGGCGGCATCCGTCCGACGCCGGAACTGAGGACCATCAACGCCCATGTGGCTTTTGTACCCGGACGCGGTCGCTTCGTTGGCCCTCGTGGTCTCGACGTTGATCGTATGCGCGAGCTCGTCGCGGAGGCGGGCTACTTCGGCGGGGACACGACGGCCGCGATTGCGCGGACCACTCCCGCGGACCTCTACGACCTCATCGACCGCGCCCTCCGCGGCAACATGGTCGCCCCCGACACCGCCGACGATCAGGCCGCAGTCGCCCGCAAGGGCTCCGCCGCTCGGGAGGCGGCGTATGCCGACCGCATCGAGACCGAGATCCTTGCGTGGATGCAGGCCGAAGGGGTCGTCGACCCCGCGTGGCTCAAGCGCGCCACCGAGGTTGCCATCACGTCCGGCGTCGAGGCGGACCTCACCGACGAAAAGATTACCGAAATCCTAGAGCGGGCGGCAATCTTGCTGATCCCGCCCGACAAGCGAAAGGTTGTCGCCGATGACATCCCGTTCGACCTCCACCCCGACGACCTCCGACCCCGCGACGCTGCGCCGAGTGGCGGCGAAGTTGGCGGCGGCGGGGGACAAGGAGAGCCCGGCCCGGTTCCGCGCCCTGGCGAACCACAAGGCCAAGCAGGAGAAGGCGGCCCGGCTGCCGCAGTCGACCGCACCGAAGCCGGCCAGCAACTCGTAATCCCCGGCGCCGAGAAGATCAGCGACGCCGAGCAGGCGCAGAACCTCGCCGACAAGCCGCTCCGCCCGACGGTCGACCAGAAGCCTGCCGACGACGGCCTGTTCGGCGATTCCGCCGCGCAGATGGACCTCGTCGATATGGCGAAGGCGCCCGCGCCGCAGGCAGAAGCCGCCCGGCCGGAAGGCAAGCCCGTCGCGGTCGATCCCGAGCAGGAGGCCGAAGGGCAGGTCACTACCCTCACGGCAGAAGGCCCGTGGGACTTCAACGACACATACCCCGACATCGACCGCAAGCAGTACGACCGCCTCCTCAATGAGCGCCCCGACCCGTTCGACGCCGCTGGCGAGCCATCGCCCGAGCAGATCGTCGACCTAATCGAGGCCGTCATTCAGGCAGTGCAGGTCGACCACATCAAGATCCTCCGCACGCAGCGGGAGATCGACCAGATCAAGGCCGGCAAGACCAAGATCCGCAAGCCCGAAGCGCGCGAGGCGGCGATCAAGGAGGGCGAGGCCGAGATTGCCCGCGCCTATGCCCACATCAAGGGCCTGGGCGACGAGATGCGTGGCGTGTGGGCGGAGGGCGCGGTCGACGCGATCCTCGCTAACGCTCGCCAGCGCGCCGTTCAGGAGTGGAAGCAGACCGACAAGGGCGTCACGCCGAAGCCGGCCGAGGCGAAGCCCGCGCCGGCTCGCGTGGAGGCCCCCACCCCGGCCGCGCCCGAGGCCGCGAAGCCTGCCACCAAGCCCAACCGCTTCGTCATCGAAACCGGCGCGGTATTCCGCACGCCGAGCGGCCGCACCACGTCGCCTGTGCCGAAGCTCAAGGGCGTCATCGGCAACAAGCTCAAGCAGCTCAACGAGTGGCTGCTGGAGGAGGCGAAGAAGGAGGTTGCCGGCGGCGACCCGTTCGGTGACACCGACCAGCGCCGCCGCGATTTTCAGGCGGCCAGCCTCGCTGCCATCAACCTCAAGAACCTGTCGCAGTCCGACAAGGACACGATGAACCTGATCCTCTTTGGCGACGTCGATGGCGCCACCGAGGACATGCTCGTGAAGCCGGGCGGAGCGGTCCCTTCTGCCCGTCCCGCGCCGCAGCCCGCGCCGAATGCAAGCTGGATCATCAAGAACAAGGCGACCGGCGAAGTTGTCATGGAGACGTTCGACCAGGCGAAGGTCGACGCGCTCAACACCGAGAAGTACGTCGCGGTCCCCATCAAGGAGCACCTCGCGAGCCTCAACCGGCCTGCCGCCGCCGTCGAAATGACCGCCGACGCGGACGTCGCCTTCCACGAGGCGCCCCCGCCTCCGACCGGCGCCGCCTACTACATTGCGACCGGCGAGAAGGGGGCGATGTACACGCTCCGCAGCTATCGCCCTGCGACTGTCGGCCTCGACGGCGAGGCCCGGCCGCCGTACGACGGGTTCGTCACCAACCTCTCCCGCGACAAGCAGGAGGCGATCCGCAAGGCCAAGCAGTACGCCTACGGCAAGGGCCTTGAGGTCTATTGGGGTGCCCCCGACACGCTGAACGACATTGAGGTCGGCGCGGGCGGCTCCGGCTCGTCCGGCAGCGCGGTCGAAATGCCGACGGAGATGGTCGACCCGATCACCGCCGCCGGCCTTGCCGTGAAGGCGCTCACCGCCAAAAGTGGCCGCACCTATTGGGCGGTGACGGGCGACCTCAAGAAGCACGAGGCCATCCTCGACCAGCTTGGGTTCGCCCCGCTCCGCAAGATCAACAACGTCTGGCAGCGGTCGTATTTCACGAGCGACCCGACGGCGGCGCTCGCCGAGGCTCTCGCGACCGGGAAGGCCCCGCTCAAGGAGCCGCCCGCGCCGCTGCCGATGAAGGGTGAAGGGCCGGCGATCGACCCCGATGTGGCGAAGGCCATCCTGGCGAAGGCGAAGATCGTCGTCACCGCCGACAAGGGCGGGTTCGTCGTCACGGGCAAGACCTTCGACATCAAGACGGAGATAAAGGAGGCCGGCGGTCGCTGGGACGGCGCGGCGAAGGGATGGAGGTTCAGCAATGACCCGACGCAGAAACTCGCCGCCCTTGCCGGCGCAAACGCGGGAGCAAACGCTGGAGCAAATGGCGAGGGAGACGCCGGAACTGGCATCGACCCTGCTGAGGACGCGCGACTCCGCGCAGCTCGGGAGCGAGAGGATGCGCGAGCAGACGAGCGTGTCGCAGATGCTTCCCGCCTCGTCAGCGACGAAAGCAAGGATCTGATCCGGCGCGGCCTCAAGTTCGGCATCCCGACCAAGGTCGTAAACGAGCAGATCGAGGACGTTGGCATGATCGTCAACGCCTACGAACGCAAGAAGCCGATGTTCCTCCTCGCCAATGAGGCGGGCACCGGCAAGACGTTCGTCATGGGCGCGGCGATCCGCGAGCTACGGAACCGGGGCCGCAAGCGGTTCATCTACGTCACGCAGTCGCAGGATCTCATCGCGCAGATCGAGCGCGATCTCGCGCCCTACGGGCTCGAAGGCGTCGAGTTCGCGACCTACTCGAAAATGCCGCAGGACGCGCAGGGTGCCGCGCTGTTCTTCGACGAGACCCACAACATCAAGAATCTCGCCGGCTCGCAGCGCGGTAAGAACGGCGCCGACCTCATCGCCCAGGCCGATTTCACCGTGTTCGCGTCGGCGACACCGTTCCAGAATCCCGTCGAGGCGAAGTACCTCGAAGCGACCGGCATCTATGGCAAGCACGGCGACGCCCACAACGAATGGGCGAAGATGTACGGCGCGGCCGTCCGCCGGCGGAAGTTCTACAACCCGACCACCCGCCGCGAGCAGGTGGAGGAGATCGTCTACTGGCCGGGCCGCGGCAAGAAGAAGGACGGCGCCGCCGCGCGCCAATGGTTCTTCAAGCAGGGCGTGATGACCCAGCGCGCCATGCAGATCGACCCCGGCATGGTCGACGTGGCGTTCACCCGCGCGCCGGTCGCCGAGCAGTACGTCAAGCTCTACAAGCAGATCGAGGACGCCTACGAGACGGTGCTCCGTCGCTGGACCGACGAGCAGGGCAACAGCCGCGACTACAAGATCACCAGCGAGGTCGCCCGCCACCGCGAGACGACCATCAAGCGCGTACTCGAAGCGGCCAAGGGTCCGGCCGCGATCGCGCGCGCCAAGGAGATCATCGCCGAGGGGAAAAACGTCGTCCTGTTCGTCGAGACGAAGGCCGAGCGCACCATCGGCAAGTTCCGCAAGAGCGAGCATTTCAAGGAGGACACGCTCTACACGTTCCCCGAGATGCAGAAGCTCATGGAGGCGTGGGCGCGCGAGGCTGAGTCCGCGCGGCGCATGAACGAGAAGCCTCCGCCGCAGCCGTTCGCGAGCTTCATCTACGAAATCGCCCGCGGCATGCACGACCACGGGATCTTGCACGAGCTACCGTCCGTCGCCGACGACTTCATGGAAGCGATGGGCGGCAAGGACAAGGTAGCCGTCTATACCGGCGCCGTCGCCCAGGCCGCAGCGCGCAAGAACAAGGAGGACTTCCTCTCCGGCAAGAAGAAGGTGCTCGTCGCCACGATGGCGAAGGGCGGCACCGGCCTTTCGCTTCACGACACCGTCGGCAACCGCGAGACGGTGCAGCTGAACATCAACCTCCCGTGGGCCGCCTGGCAGGTGGATCAGGTGTCCGCCCGCGTCGCACGGTATGGCCTCAAGTCGAAGGCCAAAATCGAGTGGATGTTCGCCTCCAACATCGACTGGGAGACGACGAAGCTCGCCCCGCGCGTCGGCGCCCGAATGGAGGCGATGGGCGCTATCGTCAAAGGCATCGAGGTCAAGGCTGCGGAGAAGCTCCTCGGCGACTTCGACTTCGAGGGCGACATCGACGTCAAGCAGGACTCCGACAACACGATCGACGTCACGGCGGCCGATGGCTACGCGGCCGAGGACGACATCTATGCGAATGCAGCCCGGCTGGAGCGAGGCCGCGTCAAGGCCAGCGACACATCCGGCGGCTTCTTCGAGACGCCCTATCCCCTCGCGGCGTTGATGACGCGCGTCGCCGGCATCCGCCCGGGTGACAAGGTGCTGGAGCCGAGCGCCGGCACCGGGAACCTGCTGGAGTTCATCCCGACCGACGCCAAAGTGACGGCGATCGAGGTGCGTCGCGAGAACCACGATAAGCTCGGCGAGCGCCTCCGCCGCCGAGGCGTCACGAACCGGCGCACCTTCCTCACCGACTTCATCGAGTGGTCCGAGCAGCCCGGCATGACGCCGGACGCGAAGGACTTCGACGTTGTCCTGATGAACCCGCCCTTCGAGCGCGAGGCCGGCGTAGGCGCGCTGGACGTGGCGCATGTCGAGCGCGCCTACGGGCTCCTCAAGCCCGGCGGCCGCCTCGTCGCAATCATGGGTGAGGGGTCGTTCTTCCGGCAGACCAAGCAGGAGGCGCAGTTCCGCCAGTGGCTCGACGACGTCGGCGCCACGGTCGTCAAGCTCCCCGAGAACGCCTTCAAGAAGTCAGGCACCGGCGTGCGCACCCGTATGGTCGTCATCGACAAGGACCGCCCCGGCGGCCGGTCGACCATCGACCTCGCCGACATGGAGAGCGCCAGCCTCCGCGGCATTGAGATGACCATCCCGTCGCGCCCGTCCGAGGGCGTGGGGATGATGGACGAATGGGACCGCCTCGGCCTGGGTGGCATGGAGGAGCGCGACCGCAAGGATTCGCGGACCGGCTCGCTGTTCGGGCTGTTCGATAGGAAGCCTGCGCCGTCAAAGACGAAGATCGCGGCGCTTGGCCCGCTCGACATGCTGGGTCACTTCGACCTCGGCGCGTTTGACGCAGGAGGTCTGCCGCTGGGCGAGGCGGCGCAGCAGTATGTCGTCGCCAACGGCATCGCGAGCGGCCGCGAGTTCATCGTTGCGTTCGACCAGAATGGCAAGACCGTCATCCACGGCCACGGCGAGTATAGCTCGACCGGCGACAGCCTTGCCTTCAATGCCGCAATAATGGACCCGGCCAACCGGATCGTCTCGCACCACAACCACCCAAGCGGCAGCGCGCTCAGCAAGCCGGATATTCAGTTCCTCGGCTTCCCGGGGCATGCCGAAATGTGGGCGCATGGGCACAACGGCGCGGTTTACCGGGCGTCACTGACACCCGAGTCGCGCCGTGAAATGAAGGACGCATTCGAGCAGGAGCTATTCGTCGACATCACGTCGAGCCGCGGCCGTCGCTTCCCGCTCTCCACCAGAATCCTTGGCGAGGTGAACGACGCGGCACTCGGGCCGATCCGCTCCTACCTCCAGGCCGCGATCTACGCCAAGACGATCACCGTCGACCAAGCGCGGGCGCTTTCCAATCACTATGTACTTGTGGCGCTGCACAAGGCCGGGGTGCTCGACTACTCGTTCAACGTCTCGGTCGACCCAGCCACGTTGGCGTCCTTCGCCCGCGGTGAAATTGACAGAATGCTTATCGCCGCGGCGACCGCGGCGCAGAACAGGATGTTCGGCCATGCCAAAGCCCCAGCCCTCCGCATCGCTCCCGTTGGCGGGGATGGTGGACGACCCGGGGCCATTCGGCTCGTTGGAGGAGTGGGAGCGTCATTTGACCGGCCTGCGGGCCGCGACCTTGGACTCGGGTCAGCGGCTTTTAATCGAGCAGGCGGAGGCGGAAATAGCGCGCCTCAAGGCACCCCCGGCCAAGGGCTAAACCAGTCCGTCTGGCACGGCTCCGGCAAGAAGGGCATCAGGAAGCTCCTGATGTCGTTCATCGGGACCGGCGAGGGCAACGCCTCGTTCGGCTGGGGCTTCTACGCCGCGAAGGCGGAGGGGACCGGCACGCACTACCGGACGACCATCGGCGGGCGGCCGTACTACGAAATCCTCGGCCAGCCGGCATGGGAGCTTGCCGGCCCGGCCTACAGAACAGGAGATTGGGCGACGCAGGACAAGCTCCTGATGGAGCGCCTTGGCATAGGTCCGGCTGTTGTGGAGATCGGCAACGCCATGCCGGCGGTCGACGGCCGCCACCCCACAGGCGCCTACTTCGAGCAACTCGCCCACTACGCGGTTCGCGAGGTTCTTCGCAACGTCGACGTCGAGAGCGGCGGCTTTGAGGCTTACGCCGAGAAGGAGATCGCGCGCGCGAAGGAGATGGAGAGCCGCGGCGAAAACGTCCACATGATCTACGACCGCTATATGCGGGCGGCCATCGCGCAGGCGCTCATCCCGATCGCCAAGCGCGTCAAGCCCGGCGCGCTCTACCGGCTGGAGATCCCCGAAGACGACGTGATGCTCGATTGGGACAAGCCGTTCCGCGAGCAGCCGGAGATCGTGCAAAAAGCCCTGGTCGACCTCGCCCCGCAGTTTGGGTGGGACGTAGCGCGGTTGACGGGCGCTCGCGGGATAAAGGCAGGCGAAGCATACGAGGACGCCACGGCCGCCATCATGGCGAAGGCCGGCATCCCCTCCCGCAACGCCGACGAGCGCAAGGCGCAGCGCACCGCCGCCAAGAAGGACGTGTCGCTCGCTCTCCTGTCGCGCGGCGTAAAGGGCATCAAGTTCCTCGACCAGCTTTCCCGCGCGGCCGGCGAGGGGACGCACAACTACGTCATCTTTGACGAGAACGCGATCGAGGTTGTCGAGGAGCTGGAGGACCGCGTTCAGGGCTTCGCCGACGACGGAGGCGACCAGACGCAGACGCCCGAGTTCAAGCGGTGGTTCGGCGCCTCGAAGGTGGTCGACGCTGCCGGGAGGCCGCTGCGCGTCTACCACGCCACGAGCGCGAGCTTCGACACCTTTAAGCCCGGCGCGCAGGGCGTCGGCATGACCAGCGGCCCGGCAGTCTGGTTCAGCGCCGACCCGGCATATCTGCCGGCCGGCAGCAACGTAGGGCGCCCCGGCCAGCCGCTCGAAGGCCAGAATGTCGTCCCGGTCTACCTGCGGATGGAGCGCCCGCTTGAGCTAACGAGAGGCACCGAGGAGCACCGCTACTTCTCGGACCTGTTCCGCAAGGGGTTTGGTGCGAACGGCTGGGGCTTCCCGCAGCTAATGACGCCGGAGATTGTTGCCGACCTCAAGGGAACCGGGTTCGACGGCGTCATCTACCACTACGATTTTGATGGGGCGAAGCGCACCGAATACGTCGCGTTCGACGCCGGGCAGATCAAGTCCGCTACCGGCAACAGTGGTGCCTTCGACCCGTCGAACCCCAGCATCATCGCCTCGCAACGGACCGCGCCCGCCGTGCGCCCCGAGCGCCGCGGCGAGATGGTCGACATCGCCAACAACATGCAGGCGATCATCACTCGCCTCCTCGGCCGGAAGATCCGCGTCGAGTTCAGCGCCACTATCGGCGAGACTGCCACGAGCGAGTGGGACCGAGCGCAGCGCGAGGCCGCAGCCGGCGGGCCTCTGGTTGACACGGCCGGCGGCGTCTACAGCCACAACAAGGCCGCCCCTGCGCGGTCGTTCCTGCGGCTCGCGCTCGCCGACCCGCTCTACGACCCGACCGACAACACCTACCACGAGGCGTGGCACCACATTCAAATGGCGCTCTCCACGCAGGAGGAGCGCGACCTGCTGCGGCGCGACTTCATGTCGTCGAGCTCTGGCATCAAGCGCCTCGCCGAGGAGCACCTGCGGGTGCGCGGGTTCGAGGTGGGGAACCTCGCGGTCATGCCGTACTACGAGGTCGAGGCCATCGCCTTCGAGGGCTACGCCCGCAAGCGCCGGGCGAACCAGCCGATCGGCCCGCTGCACATCGGCATCCGCCGGTTCTTCGACAGCATCATGGAGATGCTGGAGCGAATCAAGGTCATGCTCGGCCGGCGCGGTATCAGGACGTGGGAGGACGTGTTCGAGGCGGCCTACCGCGGCGACTTCGCCAAGCGCACGCCGGTGTCGGCGTGGGACGAAGTGACGGAGGCGGCTAAGGCCATCGCTGAGTACGGCGAGATGACGGCCGAAGGGCGCGAGATGTTCGGCATGCAGGAGGGGACCAACCCCTTCGACGCCAACGGCGCGCAGAACCGGCAGACGCTTCTCAACAAGCAGCTTTCGCTCCGCCAGCCGCTCGATCGCGTACTCCGCGCGCCGTTCGATCTGTTCGGCGGCATGAACCGCAAGGGGGAGTGGAAGCCCGGCCTGTTCGTCACCGACAAGGTCGGCAAGCTCATCACCGCATCGAAGTTCAGCGACACCGGCCGGTTCCGCTTCCTTAACCCGCTCCTCCACAAGGTGCGCGCGGGCATGATCGACCGCTACGGCCTCGACCCCGACTACGTCGAGCGCGACCGCACGCGCGGGCTCGACGAGCGTGCGACTTTGATGGAAGCGGCGGACGTTCTCGAAACCCTCAAGAAGGCTGGCGTCGGCTCCGCCGAGGCCAAGGTATTGCAGGCGGTATTGACCGGCGAGCCTGTCACCGACGCGCAGATGGAGGCCCTCGCGGCGCCGATCCGTATGGCGATCGATGCGATGGGCCAGGAGGCGGTCGACCTCGGCCTCCTCTCTGCGGAGTCATTCGAGCGGAATCGCGGAGCCTACCTGCATCGCGTCTACATGAAGCACGAGGCCGAGCAGAATGGGCTCGTCCGGTTCGTCGACAAGATCCGCACCGGCAACCGCCGCCGCATCATCGGCGCGCAGTTCAAGGGGCGCGGCCTTTGGCAGGAGGTGCCCCCGGCGACCCTCACCGAGGGCCCACTGGGCCAGCCGCCCGTCAAGGGGATGAAGTTCCGCATGCTCGACCTCGTCGACACCGACGGGCAGGGCGACCTCCCCGACGTGATGAAGGGGAAGAAGGACCGCGTCGCCCGCCGCGTCTATGTGCCGGCCGACAAGCCTGTCCCGGCCCGCTACGCCGAGTATCAAGACCGCGGCGTGTGGGAGGTTCGCGGCTTCCGCCAGGGCAACCCGATCCTCTGGCGCGACTACACGAAGGCCGAGCGCGAGAAGATGGGTGAGATCACCGACGCCCGCTACACGATCACCAAGACCTTCATGGTCATGGCGCACGACCTCGCCACCGGGCGCTTCTACCGCGACATCGCCATGAACCGCAGCTGGGCGCAGGCCGAGGAGCCTCTGCCCGGGACGTGGAAGGACGCCTCTGAGTACAGCCGGTTTTGGGAAGATCCTGCGATCGAGTGGGTCCGCGTGCCGGAAACCAAGATTGCTAAGTCAAACACGCTGCGCTACGGCGCGCTGGCAGGCAAGTATGTGCGCGCCGACATCTGGCGCGACCTTAATGAGCTTGAGCTTTTGCAGCGGCCGACTGTCTGGAACACGCTTCTTACTGAATGGAAGAAGAACAAGACGGCGCGCAGCCCAGTGACGCACATGAACAACGTAATGTCCAACCTGATCTTCATGGACATCAACGATGTGGGCATGGTCGATCTGGTCGGCGGTATCAAGTCGATGATCGTCAAGGACGCCTCTTACGACGAGGCGATGGCAAACGGCGCGTTCGGCGCCGACATGGTGGCGCAGGAGCTCCGCAACGACATCCTCAAACCGCTCCTCAAGGAGATTGAGCAGCAGACGCAGGGCAACGTAGGCACCCTAAGCGGCAAACTCGGGTTCCTCGGCAAGTTCGCGGAGGCACTGTGGTCCGGCGCGAAGGGGGCGGATCGTTTCGCCCTGCGGCTCTACCAGCTTGAGGACGAGGTGTTCCGCATGGCGCTCTACAATCGCCGGCGCCGGCAGGGCTACCCGCCGCGCGAGGCGGCGCTCGATGCGCGCGACACCTTCCTCAACTACGACATCCGCGCGCCGTGGGTGAACGCGGCCCGCCGCACGTTCCTGCCGTTCATCTCGTACACCTATCGCGCCATCCCCGGCATTGCGAAGGCGATTGCCACCCACCCGTGGAAGCTCGGCAAGTACATTGCCGTCTCCTACGCCATGAACGCGGCGGCCTACGCGCTTCTCGGGCTGGACGACGAGGACGAGGACCGCGAGCGCCGGTCTCTGCGTGCGAACGAGCAGGGTTATACATGGGTCGGGGCGCCGCGGATGCTGCGCATGCCGTGGAGCGACGAGAACGGCAACCCGGTATTCCTCGACATCCGCCGGTGGATTCCGATTGGCGACGTGTTCGACCTCGCACAGTCGAACGGCGCGGTCTCGCTGCCGCCGTGGCTCCAGCTTGGCGGCCCGCTCGCGATCGGCGCCGAGGTCATGTTCAACAAGAGCCTGTTCACCGGCGACCCCCTCGTGAACACGTTGACCGACGATTTTTGGGAGCGAGGGCAGACGGTCGCCGACTACCTGTGGAAGCAGATCATGCCGGGCGGCCCGTGGGTTCCGGGCTCTTGGTATTGGGAGAAGATCGTCGACAGCGTCACCGGCGCCCGCGATTGGTCCGGCCGTCCCTACGACCTTGCGTCCGCCATCGCGTCGTCGTTCGGCATCAAGCTCAAGCCGCAGGACGTCGAGAACGGGTTCGCTCTGCACGCCTTCGCCTACGAGGAGGTTGAGCGCGCGCTCCGCGCGGAGGCGAACCGCCTCGGCCGCGACGCCGCGCGCAACCAGATCACGCAGGCTGAGTACGAGCGGCAACTCGCCGGCATCATCGCCGACATGGAGCGCCTCAATCAGCGGCGGTTGGAGACCTTCGCGCCGTAGGGTATAACCGGCGCGGCATCGCATCGACCGGGGGGACGATGGCTACGCAGCCCGACCAATTTACCGCGGACGGTCTCAACATCGTCTATCGGGGCGACCCGAACTTTGCCTATGGGCGGAGCGCGACGGCGAGCGCCCAGCCGTTCAGCAACATCGTCATCCACCACACCGCCAACGATCACGACCTCGACTGGTATGTGAACTACGGCCAGACGGTCGACGCCGAGCGCGGCGGCGCCTTTGGCTACCACTTCTACATCGGCCCCAACGGCGAGATCGTGCAGGGCGCCCCGCTGAGTGCGCGCACGAATCACATCCTCCCGACCGCCGAGGGGGTGACGGCGCGCAACAACAACTCCGTGGGCATTTCGATTGTCGGCGGCGACGCGGGAGTAACGCCTGCGGCGCAGGCTGCGGCCACCCGTCTCGGCCAGGCTTTGATGCAGCAGTACGGCATCCAGCCGACAGGGGTGTTCAACCACGGCGAGCTCCAGCCGAACGACCGCGCCGAGGAGGCCGGCAACGCGGGGCTGGTGAACATCGTTAGCGCCCTGCGGGGCACCCCTGCGCCGGCGCCGGTTGCACCTGTCGGACCGGGCGGGACGCCCCTCATGGGTTATGCGGGAAGTCCCGCTCCTACGGGCGCAGCAGCCGCCGCCGCTGCCTTGGGGGGCGGTGGGGGTGACGGTCTGCCTACGATCCGCAATGGCGCTGGCAGTAGGGGCCACCCCGACGAAAACGTCCGCGCCTTGCAGGAGTTCCTGAACGCTAACGGGCAGAACCTCCAGGTCGACGGCGTCTTTGGCGACATGACGGAGCGCGCGGTTCGCGCCTACCAGCAGGAGAACGGCCTCGAAGTCGATGGCGTTGTCGGCCCGCAGACGTGGGGGCATATCGCCGGCACGGCCGCGACCGCCGGCGGCGGCGAGGTGTCGGCGATCCCTGGCCCGGTGCGCGGCTTCGTTCAGCGCGTATTCGGCGACGGGGCCGCGACGAACCTTGCGTCCCGCTTCGAGGCGTTCCGCAACGGCATCCGCAAGGGCCTCTCGCCGACCGACGCGTTCACCCAGGCGCGCGGCCAGCCGATCGCGGGGACGCCGGTCGCCGGTAGCGCGACCGCTGCGCTCCCGCCGAAGGCGGCTCCGGTCCCGCCGGCGAACCCCGCCCGCGGCCCCGCGCCTGTCATGCCGCTGCCGCCGGCGAACCCCGCGCGCCAGCCGACGCAGCCCGCGGTAGCCGGCGATGGTCTCATTGCCCGCCCGACGCCGAAGCCGGTCGTCGGCGACGGGCTCGTGAACCGCCCGACCCCGCCCGCGCCCGCGCCTGTCACCGGCGACGGCATGGTCAACCGCCCCTTCACTCAGCCGACCGGCGGGCCGACCGTCATCCCGAAGCCCGTCATCGGGGACGGCATGGTGGACCGCGCCGGTCCGCTGCCGCCGATGCAGCGTCCGCTCGCCGACCCTTCGCTCATGCCGAAGGGCCAGCCGCAGTCGACCGTCCCGACGACGCCCGCCCGCAATATCGGCGAGGGAGAGTACCTGCCGCTCGAATGGCGACAGTTGAAGCAGTTCGAGACGAGCCGCTCGCAGTTCCCGACCTACCAGCCTGCGCCTGGAGGTGTGCCTGCACTCATTCCGAACGCGCCCCCTCGCGCGGACGCCTACAGCCTCAAGCCGCTCCGCCGCACGGAAGGGCCGACGCAGTCGGGGAATCCGATATTCGACGCCTATCCCGATCGCTCAGGGCGGCCCCTCCGGACGCCGACCGGCGCGATGGCTCCTATCATTCCCGGCCCGCAGCCGGGGAAGCTGCCGATGTACGAGTTCCCGCAGGCGGTGGCGGCGCGCGCCGCCGCGCAGGGCGTTGACCCGGCGGCCATCGTCGCAGGCATGCCGAAGGTGTCGATCCATGCCGCAGGGTGGGGTCCGGTCGATCAGCGCCAAGCGGTAGCGAACGCAGCGCGAGGCATTGATCCCGCGGCCGTCGTTGCGGGCATGGGGGAAATGCCTGTCGAGGAATATGGCTGGGACGGCCCGGTGGATCTCCGCGTGCAGCCATCCGTGGCCGAACAGATGCGCGTCGCCCCTGCCAAGACCCCGACCATCCCGCAGCCGGCGCCGCTCCCGCTCGTGCCCGCAAGCAAGAGCGCCACAGTCGCCAAAGCGCCAACCCCTGCGCCGGTGGTGGTCGCCAAAGCGCCCATTCCGCCCAAGCCGGTCATCCCCGTCACCAAGAAGAAGGCCGCGTAGCCTATGCCGAACCTCAGCCCGCGCGGCCGCAAGTTCATCTACGCCCATGAGGGGTGCCCGCTGACCGCCTATCTCGACCCCGTCGGGATCTGGACGATCGGCCCCGGCCTCACGGCGGCGACCGGCGTCATCACTCCGCGCCGAGGTATGACGATCACGCAGCAGGAGGCGGACCGCCTGTTCAGCCAGGTCATGGCCCGCAGCTACGAGCCGGCCGTCGCTCGCTCGCTCGGCGCGAACATCCCGCAGCACGTCCATGACGGCTCCACGAGCTTCACTTTCAACTGCGGCACCGGCGCGATCGCCTCGGCGTCGTGGGTGAAGGCGTGGAAGGACGGGAAGTGGGCCGAGGTGAAGCGCCGCCTGTCGCTGTGGAACAAGGGCGGCGGCCGTGTGCTGCCCGGCCTCACGCGGCGCCGCAAGGAAGAAGGCGACATTATCGTCGACAACGCTTGGCCTGCGGGGCTCGGGGAACCGGAGCCGGAGCCGACCATCGAGTGGGCGTCGTTCGTCATCAGCATCTCCACGGAGGAGATCGAGGAGGTCCGTGCGGGATTCCGCAGCCTCGGCTACGATCCGGGCATCGCGCGCGGCAAGGTCCGCTACTTCGCCGTCCGTAACTTCCAGGAGGCGCACGGCCTCAAGGTAGACGGCAAGATCGGTCGCGCCACACTCTCGACGCTCCAGCGCGAGCTCGACCGCAAGCGCCAGAACGACGCGCTGACGACCGTCGGCAAGGTCGTCACGCCAACCGGCGCAGCGGTCGGCGGCGGCACAGAAATCATCCAGCAGGGCGCCGACGCAGCAGTCGGCAGTGCTGGGGATATCATCGTGAACGCCGCAGGCTGGGGCATTGGCGCGGCCGTCGTTGTCGGCGCCGTCGTCCTGGGCGGGTTCCTCGTTTATCGCTACCGCGGTCGCCTCTTTGGCGGCGCGCGGGTCACAGGGGGCTAGAATGTTTGGTGATCGACTGCGGCGCGCAGGGCGCGCACTCCAGAATCTCGGCGGGTTCCTGTTCGCCCGCGGCCGATACGAACCCGCCGTCACCGAAACCCTGCCGGACGGCACGCAGCGCATCATCAAGGCCGAGGTCGTGGAGCCGAAGGGCGTCCTTTGGTCGAAGTCGGTGCTGTTCGGCATCGTCGCGGTGTTCTTCGCCATCGCCAACGGCCGCGGCTGGAACCTCTGGTTCACCGAGGATCAGGCGCGCGAGATCATCAGCGACCTAACGGCCGGCGCCGGCGTCGGCGCCATCATCAGCCGCATCCTCGCGTGGATGCCGACCCGCGGGCCGACTGGCCCCGGCGCGAACAGGAACCCATCTCGATGAGTGGGGGTTGGTCTGGCAGCAACCCGGAGCACGCGACCATGATGACGAAGCCGGTCGAATGGCTGTTCGCGTTCATTGTCTTCTCGTGGGGATTGCGCCTGCTCGGCGCCCCGTTCCTCAGTACGAATCCGTCCTACGCAACGCTCGCCGACGTGGCGGACCAAAATACGTGGGCGATCATATGCCTAGCCCTCGGGGGTGCGCGGATGCTCGTCCTGTTCATCAATGGCGCGTGGCGCAAGTCACCGCACGCTAGGACTGTGCTGTCCGTTCTGACGCTGGTATTTTGGGTCTTCGTCTGCTTCGGCTTCATCCGAAGTGGCGCGCAGGCTACCGGGCTGACGGTCTATCCGTGGGCCGCGTTGTTCGAGGCGTGGGTAGCATGGCGCGTCGCAGGCGAGGCGGCGCGCTATGACCGGGGGGCGGCGGCATGGAAATCTCTAGCGCGATCCAGGCCGCCGGCGTCGTCCTAGCGGCAGCGGCGATCGTCATAGGGCGCTATGTGTGGGAGCGCCTGCTCAAGAAGGGCGAAGACGAGGAGTCCGCAGCGGCCGTGCCCGCCGCTGCGCCGATCCAGCCGATCCTTCTCGACATCCGTGAGGCGCTAAGGCCGCTCGATCGCATGGCGGACAGCCTTGGCGACATCGCTGAGTTCCAGCGCCGCCACCGCGACGACGTCGCGGACATCGCCTCCGCGATCGGCGAGCTCGGCGGCAAGCCGCAGGAACCGAGGCGCCGAAGACCGCCGCGGAAGCCGGGCGGATAGCCGCCGGGGGATCATTCCTTCATCTCGGGCGGGGCACCCCTGGTACTGTGGATGCGAGGGTGCGGATGCCAGCGGCGATGCGATGTGCAGCATCGGCCGCGGCGCTCCAGCGGGCCGCCACACTATCCGCGAATGCGTTGTCTTCGTGCTCGGCGCACTCGTCTTGTTCGCGGTCCGCCACCTTCGCCGCCTCTTCGAGAGCATCCCTTCTGGCGGTGACGGCAAGAGACTCGGCGGCTCGCGCCCGGTTCTTGAAGTCGTTGCGTTCATCCATCGCCTCGCGGAAATGACCGATGGCGCGGGCGAAGGTATCCACCGCAGATTCGAGGTTAGCGCGTGCTTCGTCGCGCTCCTTCTTCGCCTCCGCTAGTTCTCGCTCAAGGTCTGCGAGGCGGGACGGGTCAGTCTCTAGCATCGCATCACCATCCCATCTACTTTCCTTCCGGTTCGGTCGGGGAGAGGGCGGCGCGGATCGCGTCTTGCGTGACGAATAGCTTCCCGCCCGTGATCGCATCCCACTCGCTGGTGCCTTCGAGGCCGGTTCGATAGGCGTTGTCGGCTACAGAGGTGATGGTCTGATCGGCCAGCGTCAGCGCCTCCCTCAGCTTCCCGACCTGCTCCGTGAGGGCGGCGACCTGTGCTTCGGCTGCGCGGACTGTCGCTTGCAGGTCCGCAGTGTCGAACTCGTGGAACGAGCGCCACTTATCCCGTTCGGCCTTCACCCGCTCTATCTCGGCATTGGAGGAGGTGAGGGCTGCGGTATCCCAAACGATCTCAAGCCCGGCAAAGCTGCCGTCCGAAGCCCAGTCCACAATAGCCCCGACGTGCGTCTGGCGGGCATACGGCGGCGGCATGCGCGCAGGCGGCGCGATGTACCAAGCGTTGGCGGCGTGATCGATCTTCAGAACGAGGTCGCGCTGTTCAACCTCCTCCGGGGTGGCGATGGGTGCGGGGGTGTCAGCGGCGGGCTTCGGCCACTTGAACGGCTGCCCGGAATGGTCGCTGCCACCAGTGTAGTCCTGATCCCCGATCACCTACTTCCTCCCCTCGGTAAGAACGCGGTCGGCCGGCAGCCGGTAGCGGCCGTAGCCTGACTTGTTGAGGCGGCCATGCCGGACCAGGTAGCCGAGAGCGTTGTAGATCTGCTTGGAGACGAAGGCGGGCGCGCTCGCCAGCACCTCAGCGGTTGTCCATTCGTGGTCCGGCCGCTCATGTAGAGCCGCCACGACCGCGGTCATCGCGGGGCCGCTTCGACTGCCCACGCGAGAGGCCAGCGCCTTCTCCAGCTCCATGATCCGGGAGCGGAGGCGGTCGGCCTCCAGCCGTTGCTCCGTGATGATCTCGCTGGCTCGTTCAAGCTCCTTGAAGTGCGCGTCCCTCTGCTCGCGAGCATCGTCGCGCTGACGCATCATCTCCGTGGCGGGGGTGTGCATGTCCTCGTAAGCCATCCGGGCCGCGACGAACGCTCGGATGGCGATGCTGTTGACGACATCGCGGCTGGGCGCGGCAACCCACGCGCTGTTCTCGTCGAGGATGCGCTGCACCACGTCGACGAAGGCTGGCTCCACCGCCTCTGCGGTATTGGTCTGGTCAGCGGACATCGTTCTTCTCCTCGGATGTGCGACCCCATCGGCGGAGGCGGTCGGTGAGGTCGTCGATGGCCGCCTGCTGCGTTGGATAGTCCGGCGAGCGATAGAGCGGCAGTGCGTGGAGGTAGCCGTCTAGGCCGCCGTACCAGCCGCCATTGTCGATCTTGAGCACCCCCCAGTGGATGTTCGGATACAACGCCACCGCTTCGTGTAGGGCGGAGTAGTCCGGAGCCGGGTCCAGTGGTCTACCCTCCATCAGACGGCTCCTTGGGTAGTGATGGCTTCGCGACCGCGGCCCTGCTCGCCGAAGCGCCAGAAGAGGCTCGACCGGAGCCCGTCGATCGTCTCGAAATGGCGAATGCCGGGGTGGTGCGCTACGGTGTAGTCCGTGAGCCCAAGCGCCCAGACTTCCCGGCCGGCGGCGAGGGCAGCGCCGAGTTCGATGAACGCGCCCTTGAGCACGTCATCGGGCTCGCGGTAGCAGACCAGCAGTTCGCAGCCGGCGGACTCCGCGAGGCAGCGGCGCCAGAGGTCCGCAAGGTCCGCGCTCTCGCCCGGTCCGGCCTCGTCAATCCACGTCGAGATGATCGGCAGGCCGCGGGAGCGCCAGCCGCGCCAGTGCTCCGCGTGCTTCGTCTTGCTGGCGATGTAGATACCAATCGGTTTCTCACTCACGTTTCATTCCTTTCCGTGCTCTGGATGAGATCAGGCGGCGGAACGACCAAGGCGCGGCGCCGGCTCTTCGCAGAACAGTCCGCACTCCGGGGCTTTCAGCGTGGAGAGCGGCCGGCCATTCGCGTTGGGATCCAGTTCGTCGAGGAAGACGCGCTGCCCGCGGACCTTCACAAGGCGGACGCCCAGGCGGCGGGACTGCGAGGCCCGCTCATCGAACACCTCGGGTCGCGTTCGCCGGACAAGGTTCCAGTAGGTTGGGCTCGTCGCCTTCACGCATCCGATGCAGTTGGCGTTGGGATACCCTTCGGCGTACACTCGCGGCAGGAGCAGACCGGCGCGCTGAAGCATCGCTGCGCAGTCGTCCTTCGTGAGCCCGGCCTCGATGAGGACCGGAAGCACATTGGATCGCTCGGTTAGAACGAAGCGATCATGGCGGGCGTGCTCGTCGGCGGTGAAGCCGAAGACATGCCAGTCAACCCGGTGCTTAGCCTCGTAGTCCTGGCGGGCGAACCGTTTGAGATGGCGAGTGCACGGAGCGCCGTGCGGGAACGACATGGCCCGTTCACGTTCCCATACCTCCGCGGCGCTGGCGTTGGGGAACCGCGGGTTGCGGTGCTCGACGATCGGGCGACCAAGCCATTCGGCCAGGTCGCGACCGAAGCGAAGGTTGTCCGGGTCTTCCTCGGCTACCGGGTTGTTGACGAGCCGCACGTCGCAGTGCTCGCCGTAGCGCCGCAGCGTTTCGTAAGCTGCCGCCGCGCTGGCGGCGCCATACGAAACCCACACGACGATCACATCGCCTGTTGACGGGCCGCTCATCCGTCTCTCCCGATGCAGGAGGTACGGAGAGGGGCGGAACGGACCAAAAACGGCCCTGTGTCAGCCGCGTGTCTGTTGGTGCTGCGTGTTCCCGCCGCGTTCTGCACGATCACGCAAGGACCGGCAGGGCAATGGCTAGGAAGCCCGCGCCTTTTCAGGCTTCCGGCGGGCGTTCGCTCTCCTATATGTGGAACCGCCCCACGAATGTAAGTCATTGGCCTGTCCCGTCTTTCTGGCGTGGCAACCCACGCGCTGTTCTCGTCGAGGATGCGCTGCACCACGTCGACGAAGGCTGGCTCCACCGCCTCTGCGGTATTGGTCTGGTCAGGCATCGGGGAGGGCCAGTGAGAGGTTGTGTGCGGACACGATCTCGTACGCGAGCTGCGGGTCCATCCCGCTGACGTTGAGGACCATGCTCGGGCCGTCTTCCCGCTCGTGGAATTGCTCGTCTGTAGACGGCCGCGGCGG